AGAGGACCTGGAAAGCCGGTGAAATCGCGCAAGAAGAAACGCGAGTTTTCCAAAATCATTATAACCATAGTCGGAGCCGTCACGCTTGTCGTGTCGGCTTTTACTATGGCCGTTGTATGGAAAACAAGCGACACCGCGCCCCTGGCGTATTTGATCCCTTCGGTCTTCGGCGAACTGGCCACCGCGACCGGCTTTTATTTCAGCAAAGCGAAGGCCGAAAACCGGATCAAACTTCGGAAATTATATGGTCCTGAAATCTACAATGACACGAAGGAGGTATAAACGTGTTTAACGCATTACTTGAAAACCTGACAAATATCGGCTGGGCTATGCTGATCTTCCTGTGTGCATACCTGGCAAACGTCGCCTTTTCCCTGTGGTACAACATCAAAATCAGGAAGGAAGACTTCGACCGCGAAAAGCTGATCGCAAGCGGCTTGAAAATCCTTGTTTTCGTCGTTGGCCTGACGCTTCTGTGTACGGCTATCACCGCACTTCCGATCTTTGCGAACGAAGTCGGCTGGGCTATTCCTGACGAATACACGGACATTTTCGCCGACCTGGTTATCATTGGCGCCGTTCTGCTTGTGTCCTGTAAATACATCAAGGAAGCCTTCACGAAGTTCGTTGCTATTTTGAACACCGGTTCCGTGGAAAATGTGGAAAACATATCGGAGCCGGAAGCAAGCAACGCCGGAAAGGCCCAGATCGGCTTCATGGCCGGAAATGGAGGGAACGAAAATGAGTAACAGCAAACTTGTAAACTATACGCGTATTTCCCCGAACAAGAACAGCCCCAGAAACCACAAGATCGACACAATCACGATCCACTGTGTCGTCGGCCAGTGTTCGGTCGAAACCCTGGGGAATATCTTCGCGCCAACTTCCAGACAGGCGTCTTCAAACTATGGGATCGGCTTTGACGGCAAAATCGGAATGTATGTGGAAGAAAAGGACCGTTCCTGGTGTAGTTCTTCCGCGTCCAACGATAACAGAGCGATCACGATCGAAGTCGCGTCCGATACAAAGCACCCTTACGCAGTCAATGAAAAGGCGTTCGCCGCGCTTCTTGACCTGGTGACTGACATCTGCAAGCGAAACGGGATCAAACGCCTTGTGTGGTCCACCAACAAAAAGGACCGTATGAATCACCTGAACGGGTGCAATATGACCGTTCACCGCGATTATGCAAACAAGGCTTGTCCTGGCGACTACCTGTATAACCGCCACGGTGAAATCGCGGCCGAAGTCAACCGCCGCCTGGGCGCCAGTGCCGAAAGGCCGGCAGAGAATAAACCGGCCACTGGCGAAGTGATCCACACTGTCAAAGCTGGCGAAACACTGTCGAAGATCGCCCAGAAGTACGGGACGACCTATCAGAAGATCGCGGCTTATAACAGGATCGCAAACGCGAACCTGATCCGCGTCGGCCAGAAAATCAAAATTCCGGCAGACACCCAGGCCGCCCAGTCTTTCAAGAAGGGTGATAAAGTAAAGGTCCTGAAAGCTGTCACCTACACAGGGAAAGCCTTCAAGACCTATTATGACAAATATGACGTGATCGAAGCCGACGGCGACCGTGTGGTCATTGGTATCGGAAAGACAGTCACAGCGGCCGTCAATGCGGCAAACCTGAAAAAAGCATAACGGCAAAAGGAAAGCGGCCAGGGATATTCCCTGACCGCCTTTTTTTATTTTCCGGTGACCATTGAAAGAGCCGACACGAAAAGGTCCTGTCGCGCGACTGAAAACTGATATGTCTTCGATCCGACCTGTACGACGACAGAGCCGTCGACAGGTGTCACCGCTGTCAATGCTGAAATCTTACATTCGAAACCGGCCTGGTTATGAATGAAGACGATCCGCCTATTCGTTAAAACGATAGCGCCTGAATAGGTTTCTGTCACTTCGCCGTAAACCGTCCGACTGGAACCGCCGCCAGTGCTTACCGACACGCCCTTCGCAACGCGGACACGGACGCCAGCACCGCTTCCGGTTCGGCCGACAGCCTTGTTCTTCGTGACGATCTTCGTCGCCGGCGCGTAATAATGGGCGACTTCGCCTTCTTCCAAAAGAACCGGCGTCCCCGTTACAACAGGAAGTTCGCCCTGTGCGATCGCTGAAATCGCGGTTTCTTCCATGAACGGCGTGTTTCTGGCCACTTGTGCCGCCTGTCTGGCTTCCTTCTGCTTCTTGACCTTGTTCGCACTGAAAAAAAGCCCAACGGTGACAATGGTCAAGACGACGATCCAGCCCCACAATGATACTTCCGGAACCGCGATCGACACAATCACCAGGATCAGATCGACAATCGCGGCCAGGATTCCGAATATAATAGCGACTATTCGCATTATATCCCCCCTTCCTACTTGTAAACTTTATAAGGTTCTGACCTTTAACACAATTATACGTGAAAAATGTGTTAAAAACAAGAATGACGCTGAACATTAACACAAAATTTTCGGGAAGGAGGTCACAACTTGAAAATCTATGACTATAAAGGCCGGAAGAACATCAGCGGAAACAGAATCCGCGAAGCACGATTGAAGAAGCGGCTGTCACAGGCCGACTTCGCCGCCAAACTACAAATAGCCGGAATCACTATGGAGCGCGACAGCGTCAGCAGAATCGAAATCGGAACGCGCTTCGTCGCCGACTATGAACTTATGATAATAGCTGAAATCCTGGACGTAACCGTCGACTGGTTACCGTCCGAAGACTGCGAATAACACAACGGGACCACTGGCGAACCTTTGAACCGCCAGGGTCTTTTATTTTTTTTGTTCCCCCCTTGACAATATAATACCGGTATTATATAATATTCGACAGAAAGAGGTGACTACACTATGGCACAAGCGCAAATTGAAGCGAACAAACGCTTCCGAAAGAAATCCTATGACCGAATCGAAATAACAGTTCCAAAAGGCGACAGAGAAAAGATCGTTCAAGCCGCCAGCGCGGCCGGTATGAGTGTAAACGCTTTTATCAAAGAAGCGCTGGCCGAATATATCGCCCACACAACCAAACAATAAAACGAAAGCCCTGTCCACGAACGGACGGGGCCTTTTTTCATATCAGGAGGAAGCAAAATGAAAAAGCGCAGATTCAAACACCTGTCCTGGACTGACAGGCTGAAAATAGAAACAATGTTAAAGGATAAGCGCCACAAACAGGAAATCGCTGACGAAATCGGCGTTCACTTGAAAACGATCTACAACGAAATCAAGCGCGGCCGTTATATTCATACGAATTCCGACCTGACCGAAGAAGAAAGATACAGTCCGGAAATGGCCGAAGCGGCTTACCGTGAACACCTGGCCGCAAAAGGCCCTGACTTGAAAATCGGGAACGACCACGAACTGGCCCAACATATCGAAAAGAAAATCGCCGAAGACGGTTATTCGCCAGCCGCTGTCCTGGGTGAAATTAAGGAACAGGGCCTTGAATTCAAAACGTCAATCTGTGAATCGACCTTGTATTCTTATATCGACAAGGGCGTCTTTCTGACTATCACGAACAAGAACCTTCCTGTCAAAGGCCAAAAGAAACGCCAGTATAACAAAGTTAAGAGAGCGAAGCGGCCGCCGGCTGGAACCAGTATCGAAAACCGCCCGAAGGAAATCGACGATCGCGCTGTCGTTGGTGACTGGGAAATGGACTGTGCCGAAGGCAAAAAGAAAACAAAGAAAACCCTTCTGGTTCTGACCGAAAGAAAGTCCAGACGTGAAATCATTCGTCCTATGCGCGACCAGACCGCCCGAAGTGTGGTCCGTGTCCTGGATAGTCTTGAACGTGAATACGGCGCAACTTTCAGCAAAATCTTTCGAACGATCACTGTCGACAACGGTTCCGAATTCGCTGACTGTGCCGGAATGGAAAAGTCCTGTCGCCGCAAAGGCAACAGGACAAAGATATACTATTGTCACCCCTATTCGTCATACGAAAGAGGATCAAACGAAAATGTGAATAGAATGATCCGCCGCTGGTTCCCAAAAGGAACAGACTTCCGGAAAGTCACAGCGAAAGCGATCCAAAAGGTCGAAGACTGGATCAATAACTATCCCCGTGAAATACTGGACTTTCGGACCGCAGAAGCCGTTTTCCAGGAAGGCGTCGCGTGTCTTACTTGAATTTTTTTATGAATTTTTGCAATTTAGTCTTGACTTTTTCAAGTGTGAGGAGTAGTATTAAGTTGCAAGGTTCAAATGAGCCTTCGCAACTTATTTTTTTACCACGGAGGACCCTAAAAATGAAGAAAATGACTATTAGAAAAATGCTTGAAAGAATCGTCGTCGCAACTAACAAACGCAGAGCGAAGAATATAGTTCTGGTCAGCACCGACGGCGAAATCGTGGAAGCGGAATTCGCTGTGGACCTGATCCGAACACTGACAGACTGGAATATCCTGTGGGAAGTAACCGTCATTTCTGAAAAGTTTTACGAAGACCGTTTCGTCGTAATCTTCGACCCAAACATTAAACAGGTCAACGGCGATCCTGACAAGGGCGATACGTGGTTATAAGGCCGCAAGCAGAAAGGAGCGTGAGAACGTGGCAGTTTATAAGTCTATCACCTTCGACAACAGAAAGAAAATCGCGGCCCTGTACGCGAAAGGAATGACCATTTCCGACATTTCTGACGAAGTGGGCGTCGCCCTTCGAACACTGTATGTCGAACTGAAACGCGGCGCGACTGGGAAACTGGATCAGAACCAGCGACCGGCCTATGATCCGGTACTGGCACAAAGAACCTACCAGGAAAACATTCGCCGTCGCGGCAGTGGTCCGAAAAGAAAGGAGGTCAAGAAATGACACCGGACAGAGCAACCAGGCGGAAACGACGCCGAATCCGTCTGGCGATCAGAAGGACGTCAGCCCTGGCGGCGGCTATTGCCTTCTTCTTTGCCTGGGGAACGATCGGCGCCATAGAAACCGACGCGGTGTCCCTGGTAGAAGGAACGGTCAGAACCTTCGGCCTTCTGTTCATTGGAACCGGCTTCGCCTTTGTAGGTGGCGCCTTCCGAAATCCTACGGAAAGGAGGTCAAAACATGAAGTACACCGCGACACTGTCGGCCGTCCAGGTCGGACAAGCCGTCAAAAGTCTTCTTCTGCTTGGTGAACGCAAGATCACCATTGAAGAAACAGAAAAAGACCGTTTCGTCGTCACCACAACAACCGAAACGGCCCTTTCAAAAAAGTCTACGAACAGTATATCACGAAAAGGAGTGAAAAACAATGGCTAAACTGAATTTTTATGACACCGACGCCGTGAAGGCGTTCGTCCTGGATATTTTAATCGAAAACGCTGAACTGAAAAGCGATCTGGACTATGAAAAGAAGTGTTCGAACGACTGGTTCGACCGCTACAAGAAAGCCGATCAGCAAGTGAAAGACCTTGAAGCGAAGGTCGCTACCCTGGAAGGAGGTTCCGAAAATGAATAACACCCTGTACGAAATCACTGACAAGTATTTGAAGGTCCTTGACAACCTGGAAATCGACGAAGAAACCGGCGAAATCCTGAACGCCGAAGAACTGGACGAACTGTCCGGAGCCTTCGAAGAAAAAAGCGAAGCTGTCGCTTGCTACATCAAGAATTCCGAAGTCTTTATCGGCGACCTGAAAGTCGAAGAAGCCAACCTGGCAAAGCGCCGCAAGCAGACCGAAAAGCGAATCGACTATTTGAAGAATGTCCTGACCGCGTGTCTGGACGCCGCCGGCCGTGACAAGGTCGAAACCACAAAGGTTCGCGTTTCCTTCCGAAAGTCTGTGGCCGTAAGCATTGACGACGAAAAAGCCCTTCCGGCTGACTTCGTTGTTGAAACCGTTACAACGAAACCGGACAAGACCGCGATCAAGAAGGCGATCCAGTCCGGCCAGGAAGTGTCCGGCGCTTCCCTTGTGGAGAACCGAAACCTTCAAATCAAATAAGGAGGAACCGCAATGAAAGAACTTTCGATTCCCCTTCTTACCGAACAAGACATTGACTGTCGCGTTCAGTCGGTCAGCAAAGCAAAGACCGGCCGCGTCGGCGCCGTCCTTCTGCTTTACAAGGACGCGCGCGTCGATATGCGAATCCTGGACCAGGTCTTCGGGCCTGGCAACTGGCAGAGAACCCACGAAGTAATCAACGGAAACCTGTTCTGTAATATCGACATCTGGGACGACGAAAAAAAGACCTGGGTCAGAAAACAGGACGTCGGAACAGAGAGCAACACCGAAAAGGAAAAAGGCCAGGCGTCCGACAGCTTCAAACGTGCCGGCTTCAACGTCGGGATCGGCCGCGAACTTTATACAGGCCCTTTCATTTATGTCGAACTGGCTGACGGTGAATTCTATCCCGAACGCCAGGGTCAGAAGGAAGTCTTCAAGTGCTACGCCAGTACGAAGTTCAAGGTATCGAAGATCGCCTATAACGAACGCCGCGAAATCTGTGACCTGGTAATCGTCGACCGGAACAATAAAGTCCGCTTCAATATGAACGGACACGCACCGGCGCCACAAGCCACACAGAGCGCCACGAACGGGCAGAACGCCCAGGGTGGACAATCTACCAACCAACAGCAAAGAACCGCACCACAACCGCAAAACAGCGCCCAGACAGGCGGCGCCGCGTGTCCCGTGTGCGGCGGCCCTATCAGCGAAGCTGAACGCCGCTATTCCATGAACAAATTCGGCCGTGAAATGTGCCGCGCCTGTCAGAAAAACGCGTGAAAGGTGGTGTCATAAATGCCCAGCCGCATTTTGAAAGAATCAATATGTACGTCTGAAAGTCTGGCGTACTTATCGGCGGAAGCCGAAGTCCTGTTCTATCGTCTGATCGTAAAAGCGGACGACTTCGGCCTGTACTACGGAAGCCCAAAAATCCTTGCTTCCCTTCTCTTTCCGCTGAACGTACCGACCGAAAAGAAGGTGTCTTCCTGGCTGGCTGAACTTGTGAACGGTGGCCTTGTGGCTACATACAGAGCCGAAGACGGTCGGCAATACCTGAAACTTCTGTCCTGGGACAAACACCAGAACAGGCGCGCAACAAAACCCAAATACCCACTACCGCAAGAATTTGATAACACTTGCAGTCAAGGGGTATCAAGTGACAATTCTGACACTTGCGCGCAAATACAAGCAGATTCTTCCGTAAACGTAAACGAAAACGTATTCGAAAACGTAAACGAGAAACGAAAACGAGTATCGGCGCAACGCGGCGCCGGAGTGGACGACACTTTTGACCAGTTCTGGTCAGTCTATCCACGAAAAGTCGGCAAGAAAGACGCCGTGAAGGTCTGGAATCAAATTCGCCCTAACCCAGACTTGACAAACCAGATCGTCCAGGGTGTGGAGCGCTGGAAGCGTTCTGAACAGTGGACAAAGGACGACGGCCGCTTTATTCCATATCCGGCGACATTCCTTCGCAGTGAACGCTGGAACGAATATGACCGCGCCGAAGTCATACCGTCCCCGAAGCCGGCCACCGTCAAGAACTACGACGACGGCGAAGACTTCCTGGACGACGGTGAATAATCATGGCCGACAACATCTGGACGGCCGCTGTCGAAGGTATCGCCGCCAGAGGTAGGGCGAACAATGGCGCCGAAGGCGACTACCGCGACGAAGAAGGCTTCCTGTGCTGTGGCAAATGCCACACCAGGAAAGAAGGCGACATCACGATCGGCGAAAAAACGCTTCGCGTTCCGCACCTGTGCAAGTGCGAATCAGAAGCCAGCCGCCAACGTGAAGCCGAAGAAAAGGCCGCCGAATTCCGGAAGCAATGCGAACGGCTTCGCAAAGACGGGATCACTGATCCGTCGTACCTGTCCCAGAACTTCACCCAGGACGACAACCGCAACGCCAGAATTTCCGACGTGTGCCGCCGCTATGTGGAACACTGGCCGGAAATGAAGGCCGACAATATCGGAATCCTGTTTTATGGCGGCGTCGGGACCGGAAAGTCATTCCTGGCCTGTTGCATAGCAAACGCCTTGATCGACAAACAGGTCCGCGCCAGCGTGACGAACTTTCCCCGAATCCTGAACAAACTTCAAGGCTTCGGCGAAGATAAACAGGAATTCCTGGACAAGCTGTCCCGATATGACCTTCTTGTCATCGACGACCTGGGCGTCGAAAGGGACACGTCCTATTCCGTGGAACAGGTCTTCAACGTCATAGACGCCAGAAGCCGCACCGGAAAGCCCTTGATCGTCACGACAAACCTTTCCCTGGCCGACCTTCAAAACCCGTCGTCCCTGGGATATGCCCGAATTTATGACCGAATTCTGGAAATGTGTCCGATCAGGCTGAAACTGGCCGGAGATTCCAGAAGAACCCAGAACGCACAAGAACGCCGCGACAAGGCGAAGCGCCTTCTGGGGCTTGAAAGGACGTGACAGAGTGAAACACTATAAACTGACAATCCCTGGCCTTCTGCCAGGACTGAACGAATATGTGGACGCTGAGCGCGGCGCCAAAGGCAAATACAAAGCCGCCGCTATGAAGAAACAGGCCGAAAACGTGATCGGCTACATGATCAAAACCCAGCTTCGCGGCGTCCGCTTCACCCGTCCCGTGGTGATACATTACACCTGGATCGAACCGAACCGCCGGAGAGATAAAGACAATATCGCTTTTGCGAAGAAGTTCATTCAGGACAGCCTTGTCCATGCCGGCGTTCTTCAAAATGACGGCTGGAAACACATTGAACACTTTACCGACGACTTCGCTGTGGACCCGAAAAACCCCTGTGTCGAAGTTGTTATCGAAGAATTTGAAGGAGGAAACAAAAAATGACTGTACGCGTAAAATTGAAAGACCTTGCACCTGGAACCGTATTCAACGCCGGACCGATTGACGTCCGCGTTTTGGAACACTTCACCGACGGAAGAACCCTTTTGATCGCCGATACCTGTATCGCAGACCGCCACTTCGCAGATCAGCCGTTCAAGACCAGACCGGAAAAACCGACCGCAAATCCGAACGACTGGCGCTTTTCAAGCCTGAATCGTGAACTGAACACGGAATTCCTGGCCACGTTCGACCAGGCCGAAGGGCCTATCCGTTCAAAGGACATCTTGACGGCCGACTGGTCCCTGGCTGACCATGAAGGCGGCGAAGGCTACGGAACCATTCAGGCGAAGATCGCCCTTCTGACGCAAACCATGTATGAGAAGTACGCTGATCAGGGCCTTCTTAAACTTGACGACTGGTGGTGGCTGATCACCCCGTACGCCGGCAGCGCGTACTATGCGCGCTATGTCAGCACGGACGGCAGTCTGAGCCACAGCGACGCGTACCTTGGCTACTATGGCGTTCGGCCGGCTTTCTTCGTGGAATCTGGGATCACGTTATCCGTGGAGCCTGACCAGGTTGAACTTTCCACTTCCGCCCTGTTGGCCGAATTCACTTCGAAACAGCTTGTCGAAGAAGTCCTTCGCAGAATCGCCGAAGGCCAGGAAGACGGTGACGACGATGAAGAAGACGACTTTTAAGCAATGCGCCGCCGGCGACGTCTTCGAACACCAGGGACAAGCCCTGATCAAGACCACGAAGCCGAACACAGCGGTCAACCTGAACAGTGGCGCCTTCGCGCACTTTCACGACGGTTCCCTGGTGGACAGAAGCGACCTTGTCCTGATCCACCAGGCGGACCTTCCGTCCGAAATGCCGGACAGCCTGAAAGGAGGTCGAAACAATGGGTAACAAATCCGCCCTTCAACTGGAAGTCGAAAAAGAAATGGGCTTCGAAATCGACGAAGACCTGTTCGCATACTTAGAGCATTACGCCAGAAGAAAACTGGAAGTCGCCAACAAAAGCGCCGGCCGCGCCTGGGGCGAAGACGGCTACGGCGACGAATACCTTTCACTTCTGATCCCCGACGTGATCCGCGAAATGGCCTTTTCTGCTTACTGTGACCAACGGTCAGCGGAAAACCTGGCCGCCAGAAAGGCGGTGTCGTAATGAAAAACGAAAACGCCATAATGGACCGCATAAAAGCCAGGATCGCATATCACGCCAACGAACACCGGCACACATACGAAATCGGAAAAGGCGTCATGGACTTCCTGGCGCGCGACCTTCTGGCCGACTTTAAGGCCGCCGGCGGTTTACTTCCGCCGGTAGCCCTGGACGGTGACGTCTATGTCATATACCGCCGAAAGCCGGTGAAAGCAAAGGTCATTTTTATCGGAATCAACGCCGACAGACTTTTCTTCTTCAACGTGCTTCGCGGAAATATAAAGGCAAACTTCCAGACGTACCAGTTCACCGAAAACGACATAGGCCGAAGCGTATTCCTTACCCTGGAAGAAGCCGAAAAGGCGGTGGCTAAATGAACATCAACGGCAAAGAAATCGCCAGGGTATTTCCACGGAAGACAAATGCAACGCCCGACGACGACCTGGCTCTCACCGGCCCACTACCGCGCGCCATTAGAAACACAGGCGGCGGAATCGACGAAGTTCACGTCAGCGTTACTTTCACCTACGACATACCAAAGGCCGAAAAATTAGTGAAATCCTGGGAGCGCCTGGGCGTACCGGTCAAAATCGGCGGCCCAGCCTTCGGCGATCGGTCCGGTGACTTCACGCCTGGTCTTTACATGAAAACCGGATACACATTTACAAGTCGCGGCTGTGGAAATAAATGCTGGTTCTGTTCAGTCTGGAAAGACTGTGACGGCCTTCGCGAACTGGAAATTAAAGACGGGTGGAACGTCTGCGACGACAATATTTTGTCGACATCGGAAGGCCACTTCCGCGCTGTCTGCGAAATGTTAAAGCGACAGCCGGAACGTCCTATATTTACGGGCGGAACTGAAGCAAAGATTTTGAAGCCCTGGCAAGCGGAACTTTTGAAAGAGGTCAAAACAAAACGCCTGTATTGTGCATACGACACGCCGGACGATCTTGAACCACTGATTGACGCCGGAAAAATGTTTCGAAATGCCGGCTTCACAGTGGCCAGCCATTCCCTTTGTTGCTATGTCCTGATCGGTTATCACGGGGACACATTTGAAAGGGCAGAAAAACGACTGATCCAGACGATCCAGGCCGGTTTTGTCCCTTATGCTATGTTATATCGCGACAAGAACGGTCAAGTCGACAAAGAGTGGCGCGCCTTCCAGCGCGAATGGTGTCGTCCGATTATTGTCGGAAGCAAGCTGAAACAATTCTGGAAAGGCGGTGAAACCGAATGAACAAACTGAAAAGATTCAAGATTGGACTATTTACAATCACCATGGGAATGGTCCTGGTGGGCGCGTCCTTCGCCCTGGCTGACGATAAAGCAGTCGCCGAAGGAATTATCCTACCGGAAGAATTAAACGAAACCACGGCCATTCTGACGCCGTCTGTGGCCATTGCAGAAAATGAACCAACCACACAGCCGGAGGAATGGATCGACGCCGTGGCGACGGCTTACTGTCCTTGTGAAATATGCTGTGGAAAATGGGCGCTGAACCGCCCTGACGGTATCGTCTACACGGCCAGCGGAGCCATAGCCGAAGAAGGCGTCACTATCGCGGCCGACTGGTCCGTCTATTCGCCAGGCACTATCCTTTACATAGAAGGCATAGGCGAACGAACCGTCCAGGATCGCGGCGGAGCCATAAGCGGTCAGAAGATCGACGTATTCTTCAATAACCACGAAGACGCCCTTCACTTCGGCCGCCAGGAAATCCGAATCAAAGTTATTTCTGATACAGAGAGGTAAAACGATATGGAAATCAAAACACTTGTAGCGAAAGCACATGAAAACGCCGTGAAACACGGATTCTGGGAACCGCCCCTTCCTTTTGGAACGGCGATCGCACTGATTCACAGTGAACTTTCCGAAGCCCTGGAAGAAGAACGCAGCGGGAACCCTGACGTCTGGTTCGCTTGTAACGAAAGCGAAAACTTTATTTGCACCCCACAAGACGAAACCGAATGTCTTATGTACGGCAAAGAAAGCCTTTGCAAGTACAGAAGTAGAAAGCCCGAAGGCGTGGCCGTCGAACTGGCTGACGCGGTGATCCGGATCGCGGACCTTTGCGGACACCTGGGAATCGACCTGGAAGAAGTAATCGAAATCAAAATGGCCTACAATGAAGGCCGCCCGTACAAACACGGGAAAAAATTCTGATCCCGAAGGGAGGAAACACAATGAATCAGTGTCAACTTATGGGTCGCCTGGTGCGCGACCCCGAACTGAAATACACACCACAAGGAACGGCCGTCACGTCGTTCACACTGGCAGTCGACCGCCGCTTCAATCGCGACAAGGCCGACTATATAAATATAATCGCGTGGCGCCAGACTGCCGAATTCGTCGCGAAGCACTTCGCCAAAGGCCAGCGCGTCGCAATCGTCGGAAGCATACAGACCCGATCCTGGGAAGATAACGACGGCGGAAAACACAAGGCCGTCGAAATCGTCGCCGATTCTGTCTATTTTGCGGACGCCAAAAAGGAAAGCGCCGCCGGAAGCTACGCCGAAAGCGCCATGACGTCCGAAGGCTTCGAAGTGACCGACGAAGATATTCCGTTCTGAAAATAGACTGGGGAAAGGCGGTGAAGATACATGGACAAACCCAAAGAAAGCAAAGTCAGAACAAGGGTCATGGAAATCCTTCGGAACCATGATCAGGAAGCGCGTGTCATAGAAGCACAGATCGCCGCCGAAAAGGAAGCCCTGGAAGCCGACCTGGAATTCATTCTTGAATCGGCTTACCCGTCCAGTCAGTTATCCGACGCCGGCGTCCGCGTCCAGTCTTCACCTGACCCAGACGGAAGACTGGTTCGCATGGTCGACAAGCGCGACCGAAGAAGACAAAGAGCAAACGAAGCGATCGGCAACCTGGAACGCCAACTTCAACAGATCACAGAAGTTCAAAACCTGGTCTATACCCTGGACACCCGTTCGAAATGCGTCCTTCTTGCCCTGTACTACCCTTACAGGTCATACGACGAAGCGGCCGAATTCCTTCAAGTCGAAAGGACAACCGTCTATCGACAAAGAGAAATCGCCCTGAACCGGCTTTTCGCCAGGGCTGAACGGTCAAAAGCCTTCCGCGAATAAAAATTTATGCAACTATGTGCAACTGTTTGCAACTACTTGCAACTATAAGCAACTGTCAACAGGAAAAATATATGGTATAACATCATTGTGGACTTGCGCGTCCACCCTCCTATTGATATAGGGTACAGGAAGACGTTCCTTCGGGAGCGTCTTTTTTGTACCCGAATTCAGAGGAAATACCGAAAATCAGAAAGGAAGGTGTGAATCATGGCAAAGCTAACGCCGAAACAAGCCCGTTTCTGTGAAGAATATCTGGTCGACCTGAACGCGACACAGGCCGCGATCCGCGCCGGATATTCTGTCGAATCGGCTGGAAGTATCGGAAGTGAAAACTTGACAAAACCTGAAATTCGCGCGCGCATAGAAACCGCAATGGCCGAAAGGTCCAAAAGAACCGGAATCAACGCCGACCGCGTTCTTCGGGAACTGGGACGAATCGCCTTTGTGAACCCGAAGGACGTCCTTGACTTACAGACTGCGGAAGTAAAACCTGACACCAGCGACGACGATCTGGCAGTTATCGCCGGAATGAAGGTCAAATATGTCCCACATAAGGACTTTGATGAAAACGGCGATCCTGTCATTGAACAGGCGATCGAACGTGAAGTCAAACTGTGCGACAAGTTGAAAGCGCTTGAACTTTGCGGCCGTCACCTGGGAATGTTCAAAGACAATCCCGAAGCAAATGTCCCTGTTACGGTGGTGATCAATTATGACTACGGCGGCGAAGATTGAATTCAAAGCGTCGGCACAGTTTAACCCTGTCTTCCGCCCCGTCAACGAATGGCGCGGCCGATATAGGATTCTGAAAGGTTCAGCCGGTTCCGGAAAGTCTGTGAATATCGCCCAGGACTATATCGCGAAACTGTCCGATCCGGCCTATACCGGCGCGAACCTTCTTGTCGTGCGAAAGATTGAAGAAACAAACCGCGACAGTACCTTCGCCGAATTACAGGCGGCAATATACAGAATGTTCGGTCCCTATGCTGACCGCTTCTGGAAAGTGAATCTGAATCCGCTTGCGCTGGAATGTAAGATCACCGGAAACAGAATCATTTTTCGCGGTGTCAAGGATCAGCGACAGCGTGAAAAGGTGAAGTCGATCACCTTCAAGAACGGGAAACTGGTCTGGATATGGTGCGAAGAAGCGACAGAACTTCTTTCCGAAGACGTCGACATTCTGGACGACCGTCTTCGTGGTAATCTGAACGAACTGAATCCGAATCTGTACTACCAGATAACAATGACGTTCAACCCAGTCAGCGCGACGCACTGGATCAAAGGTCGATACTTCGACAAGGCTGATCCGGACGTCCTGGCCCACCATTCAACATATAAGACAAACCGGTTCATAGACCCAGCCTATTTTCGCCGTATGGAACGACGCAAGGAAGAAGACCCAGAAGGCTATCGCGTCTATGGCCTGGGCGAATGGGGAGAACTGGGCGGCCTTATCCTGACGAACTTCGAAGTCCACGACTTCAAGACCGGAAAAGACAACTTCGACGCCTTCTATTATGGCCAGGACTTCGGCTATAACCACGCGGACGCCATTCTGGGCGTTGGCTGGAAAGACGGCGAAGTGTATATCTGTTCTGAAATCTATGTCTTTGAAAAGGACACCGAAGAAATTATCAGTCTGGCCAAACAGAACAAAGTTGACCAACGGATCGAAATGTTCTGCGATTCCGCTGAACCGGACAGGATCAAGACCTGGTCAAAGGCTGGCTTCCGCGCCTACCCTGTGAAGAAAGAGCCTGGAAGCGTGAAAGCACAAATCGACTGGCTGAAAGGCCGGAAAATCCACATTCACCCGTCATGCGTGAATGTACTGAAAGAAGTCCAACAATGGAAATGGAAAAAGGACCCGACGTCCGGTCTTTACATAGACGAACCGGTCGAATTTATGGACGACGCTATGGCCGCCCTTCGCTATTCGGTCGAACGTCTTCGTCGTGGTTCTTCTATCGAAGTATTGAAGTGAGGTGTAAAAAATGGCCGAATTATCTGTTATGGACCGGATCAATATGATTCTGTCCGACCCCGAAAAAGCTACAATGACGCTGGCCCAGATCGTCAGCGAAGAAATACGCGAATTCAAGGCGTCCCCTGAATACGCGATCATGCTTGAAGCTGAATCCTATTACAGGAACCGAAGCGACGTCCAGAGAAAGACGGTTGACGTTGCGAACCGTTCAAACACGAAGATCGAACACCCGATCTTGAAGAAACTTGTCGACCAGAAAGCGAACTACCTTCTGTCGAAGCCCTGGACGGTCGACACCAAAAACAGCGCATACGGCGAAGCATTGACGAAAGTCTTTGACCAGACCTTCCGTCGGAAGATTAAATCCCTGGGGAAAGGCGCGATCAAGTCCGGCATTGCCTGGATTCAGCCCTATTTCAGGGACGGGAAACTGGCGTTTATGCGTATTCCTTCGACCGAACTTGTCCCTTTGTGGCGCGACGCTGAACGAACGGAACTGGACGCCTTTATCCGATTTTATGACCAGGTCATTTATATCGGGACCAGGAAACACATCATCACACACGCCGAATTCTGGTGGCCTGGTGGTGTAAAATGGTTCAAGACGGACGCCTTCGCCGGAACGGGCGCCGGAAACTTCTATGTCGACAAGGAACACGGCGACGAAGCGTCTGACTATACGGAACCACACTTCGTCGTTGACAATAAGCCGTACAACTGGGAAGAATGTCCGATCGCCTGGCTGAAATACAACGAAGAAGAACTTCCACTTTGCTATTACATTAAGGACCTGATCGACGACATCAACTGGCAGACGTCCGTCACTTCCGACGTTCTGCGCGACGTGGCGAAGTTTATCTATATTCTTCGTAACTATGGCGGACAAGACCTGGCTGAATTTCTGAAAGACCTGAAAGAACACATGGCGATCAAGGTCACGTCTGACGGTGGTGTGGACAAATTACAGGCCGATCTAAATATCGACGCTGTCATGGCCTTCCTGGACAAACAGCGCCGCGATCTGTTCGACTTTGCGGCCGCTGTCGATACAAAGGACCCTGACCTGGGGAACGCCAGCGGAACGGCGATCAATTTCCGTTATATGGACCTTGACGCCGACTGTGATTCCCTGGGAACGGAACTGAAAGACACCTTCCGGCGTCTGAAACTGTTTATTGACGTTTACTTCCAGATCACCGGCCAGGGCGACTTCACAAACGAAGAATTCGATATTGTCTTCAATATGGACCTTCCGGTCAACGAAACAGACATTATCAACAACGCCGTGAACAGCAACGGTCTTCTGTCGAAGCGGACGATCCTTCAAAATCACCCGTGGGTCACAGACGTCGACGAAGAACTGGCCAGAATCGACGAAGAAAAGAAAGCCGCTATGGAAGAATACGGCGACGGCCTTTTCAATCACGCTATGGGCGCCGACGACAGCCAGGAAGGCGGCGACAGCGCCGGCCTGAATGGTGGTGACGGTAATGACGAATAATGAAGCATACTGGACAGAAAGAGCCTTGAAGCGCGCCGAAGAAGCCTACCTTCACGACGCGGCATTGACGGCGAAACTGTTCCAGGAATACGAATCCGCCGCGAAGGTTATCAAGCGCGAAATCAGCGCCTTCTATTCGAAGTATGCCGGCAAATATGGCCTTACATACGATCAGGCCGTCCGCCTTCTGAATCGGAAGGAATTCCAGGAATGGAAGGCAAGCCTGGCGGAATATGTGGACTATATCGCCACGATACAAGACCCGAAGGTCAAGGCACTTCTGACGGCACAACTGGACGCCCTGTCGGCGAACAGTTCTATTTCCCGACTGGAAGCCCTTCAAGGTCAAATCGACCTGATCCTGAATGACCTGTTTGACAAAGGCGTCGCACAAATGAAGAACCAGTTCGGCGACGACTTCGTCGAAGGTTATTACAAGAAATGTTATGACCTTCAATCCAGGGCCGGATTCTTCAACGAAATCGCAAAGATCGACTATGCGACCATTGAAAACGTCGTTTCTTATCCCTGGTCCGGTGCCATGTTTTCCGATCGCCTATGGCAGAACAAACAGGCGCTTCTTTTCAACACCAGGGAAGTTCTGACCCAGGGACTTATCCAGGGAAAAAGCGTGAACGTCATGTCTTCCGCCCTGGCGGCCAAAATGGGCCAGTCCTACAAGAACGCCGAACGCCTGGTCAGGACAGAAACCGCGCATATTCACGCGGAATCAGATCGGGCCGCATACAAAGAAGCCGGCGTCGAACAATATGAATTCATGGCGACGCTGGAAGTCCGAACCTGTGACGTCTGCGGAAGCCTGGACGGGAAACACTTCAAAGTCAGCGAAGCGAAAGTCGGTGTCAATTATCCGCCGATACACCCGAATTGTCGGTGTACTACGGTAGAATATGACCCAGACGACGCCCTGGACTGGTACAATTCCGGTCAACCTATGCCGAAAACCAGGACTTACGAAGAATGGTACGACGAACAGGTGGCCAGGAACGGCCAGGGATCGGTTGAGGTTGAGCGACAAAAGGTGTATAATAGAAAAGCAGACCTGGAACAGTTCGAAGCCTATTCCGAACGCCTGGGCGCTGACGCACCTTCTGACGTCGACACCTTCCAGCGCTTGAAATATAGCAAGCCCGACGAATGGTCCGACCTGAAAGGTCTTTATTCTTACAAAGGGCGTGTTCCGGAAGCGACGAAGGCCGACTTCCAGACGTACAAGAAGATCAAAGCCACCGGCATATATGGAACCGTCAGGGTTCCGGCCGCGAAGATTGATACTTCCGCCCTGACGCTTGATGTCGCGCACATAAACGAACGCCGTCATGGCGTGACCCAGGAAGAAGCCGTTTCCTACATCAAGAACGCGGCGTTTTCCCTGAAAAGGCGTCACTGGACCGGCGAAACCTTCCTGAACTACTATTCAGAAGAAGGCGCTTCGTATGTGCGGACCAGTGACAACGTGATCCGGACTTCCTTCAAGAAGGACGAATTCGACAAAAAGACAAAATCCGCTATGGAGGTTTTGAAGAATGGAAAATAAAACTGTTTTCTGTCCTGTCCTTCAAAGACAGGTCAACGGCGACGACTGTTTTGATATTTCAATGGTCGCCGAAAAGACAACCCCCGACAGGTTCCTTCCGAAGGACTTGAAGCCGGAAGACTTCACGGACAGCAAGAAGGAAATCTGTTTGAAATGCAAATATCACCCTGAATAAGCGTCGATCGGATATTCCGACCGGCGTTTTCTTATGCGTTGAATCAGACATCACCTTTTCGGTGGTGTCTTTTTCATATACAAAAACAGCCGCACCCGTCCGGCGACCAGGCGGAACCGCAAAGCGTGTGGAAGTCACGATAAACACAGCGGAAAAGAAAGGAGCGATCACACATGATCATTGAAGGAATCAAAAATCTTCTGGGCGAAGACCTGACGAAACAGGTCGAAACAGCGCTGAAAGGAAAAGGCAAAGACGGAAAGGACGTCGATCTTGTTATCGGAAACGACGGAAGTTTCGTTCCGGCCGAAAAGTACAACGGCGCCAACAGCGGCAAGACCAGCGCGGAAAACGCATTGAAAGCCGCCGCCGAAGCATTGAAGGCAATCGGCGGAAGTGGCGATCCGGCCAAGATCGCCGAAGACGTGAAGACGGCCCAGACCACAATCACAACCCTTCAAACCAACCATGACGCCGAAATCAAGAAGATCAGCAAGAACGCCGCCCTTCGAATGGCCCTGAACGGGAAAGTTCATGACCCTTCGGACATTATCGGCCTTCTGGACCTTGAGAAAATCGACGTCGACGACGCCGGCAACCTGAAAACAGACCTTGACGGCCTTTTGAAGCCTATCAAGGAATCGAAAGGCTATCTGTTCACTGAACCGGCGAAACCTGGCGCCCCTGAAATCAAAGGCGCAAAGCCGGCCGAGCCTGGCGCCCCTGGCGCACCGGCCGCAAAAGCAGACGGCCCCGTTTGCTTGTAAAAACACACAAACCAAAAATCAGAAAGGAATGATTTACAATGGCAAGAACAAAAGCAATCAGCCTGATCCAGTCCGGTTCTACGAAGGTAGACCTTGCCGAACTTTCCGGCCTTGTGATCAGCAACATTCAGAAGGACACCCTTTCCCAGGGCTTGAAGTCCCAGGCGTACACTGGCAATCCTGCCAGCGGTTCCGTCGAGTTTAAGCGCTTCAAGAACAGCGCTTCCCAGCCTTACGGTACGGCAAGAACTGCCGGCAAGGGCGACGCGATCACCGTTCCGCCTACTACCGTAAACCTTAACACCCACAAGGAGATCGTCGAAGAAGCCGCAAAGTTCGACCTTGACACTTTCGGCGTCGGAAACATCATGGCCAGACGTGCTGACAACCACGTCGACACTGTGGCGTCTGAATTCGATACCGCCTTCTTCGCCCAGGCAAAGGCCGAAGGTACTTCCTACACGCCGGCCAGCGACGCCGGAATCGAAGACCTTCTGGAAGGTATCATTCAGACTTTGGAAAGTGTCAAGAACGATTATGTTCGCGGCGTTCCCCGTAACATGATCCGCCTTGTCCTTGATCCTCTTACCTACGGCAAAGCCAGAAACTACCTTGACAAGAGCACCAACAACGCCAACGTGGACACGGCCGCCGAAGACTTCGCTATCTTCCACGGTGTAAGGGTATATTCTTCTATCAATCTTCCTGTGACGTCCGAAGCGACTTCCGACAGCAAGACGAAGACCACTACGGTTCACGCTATCGCCATGATCGAAGGTGCTATCGCACAGCCGGCGGTTATCTATCCTTACAAGGAGCCTGAAAAGATTCCTCTTTCCAACGACTACGGCGTGTCTATGTTCTTCGACTACGGCACGAAGGCCCTTACCCCTGACCTTATTTTCTGGTATGGAACTTCCGTCACTGCGTAAGTGGCGGAGCCTTTATAGGAGGTAGCAACATGAACACAAAATTCAAAAGTATTGTAACCGGCGCGATCCTGGAACCGAATTCCGAAATGGTCGCTGAACAGCTTCGAAAGAATCCTTCCTTCGTTGTCTATGACGGCCAGGAAGCCGCACAGGGCGACGAAAAGCCCCTGTCGAAGATGAACAAGGACGAACTTCTGAAAGTCGCCCAGGACGCCGAAATCGCGGTTCCTGACGGCGCCACAAAGGCGGAGATCGTCGAACTGATCAAAGCCGCACAGGGCGACGAATAAAGCGGAACCGCCGAAAGGTGGTGGAACTATGTTCGAACAGATTCTTTCGTCCCTGGACGGCCTGACTGATCTTGAACGTGCGGACGTCCTTCGCGTTCTTATGTCGAAGGACAGCCGCCTTTCAAAGGTCAAGGCCCTTCTGGGAATCACAACGACGGATCAGGACGACGTTCTGGAATTCGTTATTCAGACAGTCGAAGATATGATCCTGTCGTACATCAATCAGGACACCCTTCCGTCGCGTCTGGAAAACGTCTTGATCGTCATGTGTGTCAGCTATTACAAATCGGCCGGACTGGGAACCACGACGGCCGCCGTCGGTCCTGTGGCGTCTGTGAAGCGTGGCGACGTCCAGACTTCCTTCGCCACCGGTTCCGGTTCTTCCGGATCGGCGAACACCTTCAACCTGGGAACAGACAGCGGCGACTTCTTCGGGTGGAAAACTGTCCTGAACGAATATCGCGTGTTAAGGTGGTGATCCTATGGCCTTCGGAAACGCAAGCGCTGAACGCGCCGCAATCGAATTGACCTACGAAGACACCGCCACCGTGAGCCGTACAACGTCACAGAAAGGGAAAAACAACATTTCAGCGTCTTTCCCTTCTGTGATTTACGACGGTATCATTTGCGCGCTATCGTATACAGGTTCAGACAATAGCAGACAGACGGACGCACAGAATAACGTCGATTATGACGCTGTCATTTTCGCCAGTCCGGACCTTCTGGTCCTTCCTGGTGACACAATCGTCGTAAAACGGTTCGGACTGGACGATCCTTCCAGTGGTCGAAACCTGACCTTCGAAGTGATCGGCCGTCCTTCCGTCTATGCGACACATCAAGAAATCAAAGTAAAGGACGGTGATCTGGCGTGAGCGTGGACAATTCTGAACTTTTGGCCTTCCAGAATCAGATTCAGGCATTGAAAGACGACATTCCTGAAATAATGGACAGTCTGGCCGTCGGCGAAGGACGCTACGCGCGCGACCAGGCCCGTAAAATCTGCAAGGAAGAAAATATCGTAAACACTGGCGACTATCGACGCAACTTCAAAAGCGGAACAAAGGCAATCCGCGCCGGTAATTCGTACAAAATCGACGTCTTCAACAATCTTGACTATGCGAAGCCGCTTGAATACGGCTTCCGAAGTCACTTCGTTCCTGGCCACTGGGAAGGAAATTCCTTCAAGTACCAGAGAAACGATCCTGACGGCGGAATGTACGTCGGACCGGCCGGCGGCTATGTTCGCGGTCATTTCACCCTTCGGCGCGCTATAAGACGCACGAAGACAACCCAGGCGGCACGACTGAACCGAAAAATGGACCGGATCATTCGTCAACGCATGAATGGAGGTGGCACAGAATGACGCTGAACAACTTCCTTGAAGCTGTCGCCGAAAAACTTGTCGGCCTGTGGCCCGATCGACACGTATTCGTCAACGAAATCCCGAAGGATTCTGACGGGAATTTCTTCGTCGGAATTATCGAAGCGACACAGGAAAAGAAACTGGATCGGCGCCGCCGGCGTCATGTCCAGATTGAAGTTCTTTATTTCCTGGCGTCGAAGGATAACCTTGACTTTAACGAATGGTCCGAAAAAATGCTGGACGAATTCGAATCCCTGACTGTGGTCGAAACAGAAAACCGTTCCCGACTGGTTCGCTTGACGAATGTCACGGCCAGAAAGGACGACGACAGCCGCGTCTATCAGTTTCTTTTTGACGCGGACTTCTACTTCGTGATCACGCCGGAAGTGATTCCGACTATGTATTATCTGGACCAGGACAACACAATCAGATCGGAGGTAATCGAATAATGGCAACAAAGAAAAAGGCTGATTCCGTTGACCAGGCGGAACCTACTTTCAGCAAAGAACAACTGGTCAAATCCGCAACGCTGGGCCTTCCCAGGGACGCCGTGGCGGCGATCCTGAAAGACGGCCAGCAGTACACACGGGAACAGGCAATCCAGCTTGTGACCGAATTTCTTGAAAGGAAGGTGTAACCTATGCCTATTGGTGGTGGTACTTTCACAGTACAGAACAAAATTCTTCCTGGCGCTTACATTAACTTCGTAAGCATGGGAACCAACGCCAAAATGGGAAGCCGTGGCGTCGCCGCCCTTCCCCTTGAACTTAACTGGGGACCTGACGACAAGGTCTTCACTATGACCGCAACCGACTTCAACGCGACCAGCTTGAAAGTCTTCGGTTACGATCCTACCGACGCGAACATTCTTCTTGTTCGCGAAGCACTGAAACGCGCGAAGTCCCTTCTGATCTATCGCGTAAACGGCGGCGGCACGAAGGCCAGCGCAACCGTCGGCGGAATGACCGTCACCGCGAAATATGGCGGCACACACGGAAACGACATCATGGTCGCCGTGATCACCAACGTCGACGACGCGACAAAGGTCGACGTCGTGACTTATCTTGACGGCGTGGTTATGGATAGCCAGACCGTCGCGAAATCCGGCGGCGCCGCTTCCCTGGTAGCGAATGACTTCGTAACCTTCGGAACGGCGGCAACCCTTACGGCCGCAACTGCAACCGCCTTGACCGGTGGAACGAACGCCACTGTCAACGCCGCAAAGCACACGGCCGCCTTGAACGCCTTCGAAGTCGAATCCTTCAATGTGATCGGCTATCCTGGCACGAATACCGACGTCAAGGCCCTTTATGGCGCCTTTGTGAAGCGTCTTCGTGACGACGAAGGAAGAAAGATCGTCGGCGTCCTTTATGACTACGACGGCGACAATATGGGCCTGATCAACGTCAAGAATGGCGTTATCCTGGCCAACGGAACCACATTGACCGGCGACAAGGCCGTCGCCTGGGTGACTGGCGCTTCCGCCGGCGCGGAAGTGAACGAATCCCTGACAAATACGGCCTATGACGACGCTGTGGACGTCGATATTAAATATACGAAGTCCCAGTTCGAAGCCGCTATCAAGGCCGGCGAATTCACATTCTACGCCGACAACGGAAAGGCCCGTGTTCTGACTGACATCAACAGCCTTGTCACGATCGGCCAGAATATGTCTTCCGACTGGACGTCGAACCGCGTTGTCCGCGTTATGGACGGCTGGGCGAATGACGTCGCCCGAATCTTCGGCGAATCTTATATCGGCCTTGTAACCAACAGCGACACCGGCCGACAGCTTTTCAAGGCTGACCTTGTGGCGCTTGCAAATCAGTATCAGTCGATCGACGCAATCAGCAATTTCAAGTCCGACGACATCACTGTCAACCAGGGCGACGGAAAACGCGACGTCGCGGTCGACTGCGCTTTACAGCCGAACGACAGCATGGAAAAACTTTATATGACTGTCGTCGTAAACTAAGAAAGGGGTGACAGACAATGAAAACTTTGAACGCACCTGATACCATTTCCGGCAAGGAAGGCCGCGCCTATGCGAAAATCAATGGCAACAACGAAGAACTGTTCTACGCGAAGACGATCGAAGCGAATGTCGAAAAGAGCAAGTCCGAAATCAAGGCGATCGGAAAGCGTATGACCGGCCACAAGACAACCGGCGCGAACGGTAGCGGTTCTATGACGCTTTACTATATGACGCCGCTTTTCCGTGAAATGCTTCGCCAGTGGAAGGAAACCGGAAAGGACGTTTACTTCGATATGGTGGTCGAGAATGACGACCAGGAATCTTCGGCCGGAAAACAGACGGTTCTTCTTATGGACTGCAATCTGGATTCTGTCGTCCTTGCGAAGCTGGACGGCGATTCCGACGACGCCCTGGACGAAGACGCCGACTTCACTTTCGAAGACTTCGACATTCTGACACCGTTCACGAAGTTCTAAGCTATCAAAGGAGGAAAACAAAATGGGTAAATTACAGGAATTCCTTATGTCCAACCAGGACGATATTCAGGCAACAGCGGAAGTCGCGGTCAGCGGCTTCCCTGTTCCTTTCACGATTAAGTCGATCACCGAAGGCGAAAACAAGGCAATTCGTAAGTCTTGCCAGAAAATCACCTTCGACAAGAAGACGCACCAGAAGACCACGGAAACAGATCAGGACCTTTACAACAACCGCCTTGTGATCGCGTGCTGTGTGGACCCGAACTTCAAGGACGCGGAACTTCAAGCGAAATTCGGTGTCATGGGCGCCGAATCCTTGATTGACGTCCTTTTGAAGCCTGGCCAGTTCGTCGATCTTCTTCTGGGCGTCCAGGAAGTCAACGGCTTTTCTGACGACGTGAACGACCTTCGCGAAGAAGCAAAAAACTAATCACCGGTGGAGGTGTGGACGCTGACGCGGACGGCGAAGCTGTCTACGCACATTACGCCTTACACCGGTTGAAAATCCTTCCCAGTACGCTTGTAGCCCTTCCACTTCGGGAACGGGCTTTTATTTATGCTTCGATTGACCTTCAAATCGAAAAGGAAAAGAAAGAAGCGCAAAAAGCGAAACGGAAAGGCAAGAAAGGAAGGTGATGAACCGTGGCTGGTGTCGCTACACAAATGACCATTCGCGACGGTATGACTTCGAAGCTGAACCGAATCTTTCAGGCAGTATCGAGGACAAACCGCGCCCTGGAAACCACGGACGCACTGTCGGACCAGGTGAACCCTGGGGCCAACTTTGACAGGGCGGCTTCGGCCGCCGGTCGCGCTTCCGGCCAGGTTGATAATTTCAACAATCGCCAGCGCCAGTCAGAGGAAGGCGCCCGAAAGGTTGCTTCCGCCTGGGGCCTTGTAAAAAAGGCTATTGGTTCAGCCCTGGCGGCGATCAGTGTCCAAAAGGTGATCGAACTTGCGGACAGTATGACGTCGACCAGGGCCAGACTGGACATAATGAACGACGGACTTCAAACCACGGACGAATTACAGTCTATGATTATGAAATCCGCCAACCGGTCCCGCGCCGCCTATCAGACAACGGCTGACGCCGTTTCGAAAATGGGTATCATGGCAAAGGACGCCTTTTCAAACAACGACGAACTGATCAAGTTTACAGAATTGATCAATAAACAGTTCACGATCGCCGGCACTTCGGCCGCCGGTATCGACGCGGCTATGTTACAGCTTACACAGGCCATGTCTTCCGGTGTCCTTCGTGGTGAAGAATTGAACAGCGTCTTCGAACAGGCGCCGACAATCATTCAGACGATCGCGGACTATCTTGACGTACCTATCGGCAAAATTCGCGATATGGCCGCCGACGGTCAGATCACTTCGACGATCGTCAAAAATGCCATGCTGGCGTCTGCTGACGAAATCAACGCGAAGTTTGAAGCTATGCCTATGACCTTCGCCCAGGTCTGGACAATCGCGAAAAATATCGCCCTGGAAGCCTTTACGCCTGTTATTCAGGCGATCGGTTCCGGCGCACAATGGATTTATGACAACTGGTCCACTATCGCCCCGATCTTCTGGGGCCTGGCCAGTGCCGCCCTTGCCTATGCTGTGGCGCTGGGAATCCAGACGGCCGCAACCTGGATCGCTGACGGAGCCGCGAAGGCTTTCTTTACGACGCTTTTGACGAATCCGCTTTTCTGGATCGCCCTTGCGGTCGGCGTTGTCGTCGCCGCGCTTTACAGAATGATTCAGGCTGTCGGTGGCGTGAAAAACGCCTGGGAAATCTGCAAAGCGGCCCTTGTGGTCGCCTGGGCGGCCTTGAAGGTGGCGTTCTTTGCAACCTACAACTGGATCGCGAACCTGATCGACAAGCTGAAACTATGCTGGCAAAGGGCCGGCGTGGCCATAGCCGGATATATGGGCGATATGAAAGTAAACGTCCTGACAATCCTTCAAAATATGGTCAATGGCGCGATCGACATCATAAACAAGTTTATCGGCTTACTGAACAAGATTCCTGGTGTCAGCATTGACGCGGTCGAACAAGTAACCTTCGCCACAACTGCGAAGGCAGAAAACGAAGCCGCGAAGCAAGCCAGAGCCGACGCCTTGAACAAGTACGAATCGGACATCAAGGCCGCACAGGCCCAGCGTGACGCCACTTATTCGTCGGCGAAGAAAGAACTTGCTGACGCTACGGCCGCACTGTCTAAGACCTACGCCAACGCCAAAGCGGAAGCCGCACAGGCGAAGTCTGACGTCGGCGCCACGGACTGGAATGTCGACGGGACAAACGACGTCGGGAAAGTCGATTCTGTGGGATCGGTCGGAAAGATTGACAGCGACGTAAATATCGCCGATGAAGACCTGAAATTCCTTCGCGACGTGGCCGAAATGCGCTATGTCCAGAACTTCGTCACCTTGACGCCGACTGTGGCTGTCGAAGCCCAGATCAGCGAAAAGGTCGACGTCGACGAAGTCGTCGAACGAATCGAAAGCAAGCTGGAAGACGAATTCACAGCGGCGGCGGAAGGAGTGTATAACTAATGAGCAACTACCGAATGACACTGATCGTCGGTGGACGGGAAATCAACATTCCCGTCCTTCCGGCGAAACTGAACGTGTCTTCGCCTGGGAAAAATGAGCGCGTGACAGTGCTTGACCTGGGCGAAGTCCTTCTTTTACGCAAAAAGGGCCTTCGGATTCTGTCCTGGGAAAGTTTCTTTCCGGCCGATTCCGCGCCGTACACTACCGGACAGGTTCGGGACCCTATTTCTATTATTCAGGCAATCCAGAAAGCCAGGGACAGCAAAACGCCGGTCCGCTTCCTGATAACGGGAACCGACCTGGACTGTAATATTCGAATGGGAATCGAATCCTTCGAATACGAAGAACGATCCGGCGAACTGGGCGACCTGTACTATACGATCAAACTGTACGAATGGAAAGACACGTCGCCGAAGAAAATCGTCCTTCCAGAAAAGAAGAACGCACCGGCGAAAACCCAGGAACCGGCCAGA